GAAAGCGTTTTTTTAAGCTTCTTGTTTTCATCAATAATACCTTGAGCAATTCTTAAAGCTTCTGAACGTTCTCTATCGATAGATTCTTTAGCGCGTCTTTCGTCATGCCACGCTTTTTTAAGTTGAGCCATTCTTTGTTTGACCCTATCTGAATATTCAGACAAGTCATCTTCATCTAGCTCTTGTTTAATTTTATCGGGCAGAGGTTCTCTATTTCTGTCTTGCGGAGGAGTATCATCTTCCTCTTCAATCTCAAAATCTAATTCCTCTTGTTTAGGCTTGGTTTCTTTCTTAGGTTTTTCTTCAATTTCAACCTCGCCTTTTTCTGTTTCGTTTTCTTGAAGCTCTACCTCTTGACTTTCGTCATCATCCTTGAGCTCATCAGGCACTTCATTTATAATCTCTGCCATGCTTTTCTCCTTATGCGCGTTCGTAGCCACGTGGGTCATCGACCACTGCTTCTACGGTATCGTCGTTAATAATGCGAAACTCTTTACCATGAATTTTGATTCGAGTTCCAGAATATGCTCTAGTAATAACGAAGTCTCCTTCTTTACACCAGGGGCCTGTTGGGAATCTGTCTTCGTCTTTATAAGCCATATCACCCAATTTAATTACAAACAAAACAACAGTTGAATGTTCTTCTATGTTTTTAGTTTTGTCTGATTTAAGTATTCCACTTTGGTACTTTTCATCTACGACAGGAACCGCACATAAAATGCGATAGCCTTTGACTTCAGGTAATTGAGTGGGTTTTTGTTCTTCTGCAGGAGCTTCCTCCTTTTTACTGCTGATTGGTTTGCCATCAAGCGTGACAATATCTTTTTTAAGTGTTGCGATTTCACTCATCGTCCCCGTCCTCCATTTGATTTCTTGCTAAAGTCGCAATTAGCCCTTGAGCAACATGGAAACCTTGGATAACACCACAAGCGTGTTGGTAATGTGCAAAATCCTTAGCCCTTCCTATACATAAATCTTCTTTCATGCGTTCTTCTTCCTCACCCAATTGTTGGGCAAGTACTTTTAACGATTCATCCATCTAAGTTCCTTTCGTTTATTGTTGCGGCTTTTGCCGAGTTTTTGCTGCTACTGCTTGTGCTCCAAGTTTTGTTCCTTCTATAAACTCTTTAGCGTCAAGTTCTTTTTGCTGATTGACTGCTTCAGCACCAATTTTAGCTCCTGCAATTCTTTCCTGAGAATCCATTTTAAGTTTTTCAAGTTCGAGTTTAGCTTGTTCCAATGCAGTGTCTGCTTGCATTTTTTGAGCTTTTGCTTGAGCTTCCATTTGTCTAATTTGTAATTCTTGTTGTTGCATTTGAATAAGTGGGTCTTCCAGTTTTTGTTGTGTCTGTTGATTCTGCATCTCCGCCATATTCTTAGCCATGAGTTGTTTTGCAGCTCGGGCAGCAAGTCGTGATACGTCGACTTCAATGTCTTCTGGAAGTTTTTCGTCTGGCGCTGGAAGTGGTACACCCAGCTGTTCTTCTATTTGACGTCGATATTCAAACGCTAAATGCTCTGCGATATGTGCTTCGATAGCTGCTCCAATAACAGGAGCTTTTGGACTTTGCCCTACTAGCTGTGCAAGTTTAGGATCATCTTTGAAAGTCATGTGTGTTGTAATGTGTGCTTCATGATCTTGATAGATGAATGCTTTGACTGGTTTACCGTTAATTAAATTCATGTTTTCAGAAACAGGATCAGTAGGTTTAACATCTTCTTTGTTAGGTATAAGCTTGTTGATGTTTTTCACGCCCAATACTTCTAGCATTTGACGGTTAAGCTCAGGTAAGTCATAAATATCAGGATTAGCTTGCGCTAATTGCATAACTGCTTGATATTGAACAACTTTTTGAGACATAGTTGCAGCATTAGGATCAGACACAGGAATAACTTCCACTAAATCGTAGTCTTCACGTTTAGCGTCTCTTGTCCCGGTAGATGGATCATATGAATAGTCTGCAGGCGTATAGTCTTTTATAATGTTTTTAAGCAATTTAAATTCTTGCTTCATTGCATAGTGAATGCGACTTTGTACTGCAGACATAACTTTTAATGTACGCTCTAAGATAGCCAGTGTTGTACCGACGGGTGCTTGAGCAGACATGTCTGAAACTTTTAAATCAGCTGCTGAAGCAAAACGTCTGCCTTCTTCAATAATCTGATTCATTAACATATTAAGAACTTGTGAAGGCTCTTTATAAGGTAGGGGTAAAATATTATCTCGAATACTTCCTGAAGGCACATCAACATCTCGGAACTCTGCAGGTGAAATTGGTGTATCATCACCTTTAATTCTTAAACCTCGGGTTTTAAATCCACCTGGAAGATTAGATAATGTCCCTGCGTCAACTAGCTGCCTTAATATCATGGTGCCTGATTTTGCAAATGCACCAATCAAATGGATCAAACCAAAACAATAAAAACCAAATCCTGGCACATAACCATAATGCACAAAATGCTGGCGTTTACGTTTAGTATCGTCGTCTTGATTCCAATTACGGCGAATAGCTAATATTGTATTAGTAGAACGTTCAATAGTAATAACATAAGGACGCGCAATGCCGGTTGGATCACCTTCTTTATCGGTATCTTCATAGCCTTCTAAGTCAAGATCAACATGCATTTCAAGGATTTTGAAACGGTTATCTGTTGTTGCATCAAAGCCCATTTTCTCAGCAATTTTTTTCTCAACTTCTTCAAGTTCATGACTAGGTTCACCTAAATCTACATCTCGATAAAACCCAGCAACTTGAAGTTTGCGTAATTCATTGGCTGTTTTACGCATGACATGAGTAACTCTTTCTGCGGTTTCTAAACTAGACGCTCCGTATGGCACTACGATGTCTTCGGCGGGAACAAAAAGAGCTACCTGTCGTTCGAGGTTAGGATCATAATAAACTTTTTTAAATGCGTTACCAGCTAAACCCAAACCCCATAACATTCTTTCATGTTCAGGTCTGTATTCAACCATTTTCTCAGTAAGCTGGAAGTTCATGTTTTCTTGTACACGAGCCGCAGCTTCAACTGTTTCTTTTGTTTCTTTACCAATAATTTGAGTTTTGACTGGGCCTGCGGCAGGAAATGTTTCAGTCATGGTTTCTGCTTGGAATTTAACAAGCGATTCTGTCATAAGCGGATGGAATACGTTACACGCACCTTCCCACGGCTCTGACCTATCTTCAAGTTTAAGACCCAAAAGTTCTAGACCTTCAACATAAGTATCTAGCCAATCTTTACGGGCAGATAAGTCCCCTTCATATCCTTCCATCAAATCACTAGCAAGTTGTGCTAAGTCAGCGTCGTCTAGTTCTTCAGCTAAATTAGTATTAAACTCATCATCCGCCATACGGTCAGGATCAATTTCTATCTCCATACCTCCAGCGCGAATAGTGACTTCTTCCGGATCTTCTATTTCAATTTCTAAATCGGGTTCGTCTGCTGCCAGCTCTTCCATTCCCATGGGAGCTTCATACATTCCTTTATCTACATCATTCATACGTGCCATAATTTTTCCTTATATTGCATAAAGTCTTTTTTGACTCATACCCTTAAAATATTTAATATCTTCTTCTTCATCTGATGGTAACCTAATGAAGCCGCCTTGTCTAAATCTCATTAGTGCGAGTGTGGTTGAATCGACCAAATCGTCATTTGCACCGGATGGGAAGTCATTACACTCTTCGATAACTTCATGAGCCCATCGATGGTCAGGTGCCCACACAATACCTGAACTAAATAAATCAGAAACTGCATTAACCCGACTGATTTTATCCTGACCTTTGCCAGGAGTAAATTCTCCAACAGGAATACCCATTCGTCTGAACTCTTGATAAAGTGCAGCCCCATTAGATTTTTTCTCTACAATAAATGCGTCAGGTTCCCAATTTCTATATTCTTCAATACAAAGTTGTTTTAATTCAGGAAATTCTAAACGCTGCTTTACTGCATTAAGTAGTATTATATTATAATTATTCGTTTCTTCGTTAAAAAACACACCCCAAGTTAATAATGCGTTATAATCAGCTCTTGTATTCGCTTCTTGTGCGGCATCGAGTGACATAATAATAAACTCACAAGTCGGCGGTTCTTCTTCTTCCCATATATTCCACCATTCTCTTTTTATTAAAGCGCCTTCTTCAGAGACAGGGTTCTGCATATACTGAGCGTTCCAGTAGCGTATGTCAATCGCTGCGCGTCGAGATTGTAATTCTTTTATATCCCAAAACTCAGGCCATAATGATATTTCTTCTCCATCTTTCTCTAAAATCGCTGGAAATTCAACAACTTCCCAGTCATCTACGTCTTCATTTTTTACCATTTGATTAACAATTTGACCAGTTAAATCAAGTTTAGACCACCGAGTCATCACAACTATAATCGCTCCGCCCGGCATAAGTCGTTGTAAAGGACCAGATTGGAACCACTCCCAAGCTGGTAGAAACACGTCTGCTTTTCCGAGTTTGGCATCTTGCTCTGAATGGGGGTCATCAATAATAAACAAGTCAGCACCACGACCGGCGAGAGCGCCACCGACACCAATAGCAAAGTATTCCCCATTATAGTTTGTACCCCAGCGAGAAGCAGATTTACTATCGGCTTGCAGCTCAACTTTAGGGAAAATATCTTTGTACGCGTCGGAGCCCACCAAGTTTCTAACACGTCGACCAAAATTAACAGCCAAGTCAGCAGTGTGTGAAGCCATAATAACTTTTTTTGCTGGGTGTTTGCCCAAAAACCAAGCAGGAGCGAGGTAAGAGATAAGCTCCGACTTCCCGTGTCGCGGAGCAATATTAACAATAACTCTTTTTCTTTTGCCTTCTGCAATTTCTTCAAATAATTTAGCCAATTTCGCATGGTGTGCCCCTACTTTATAGTCAGGATAGACATGTTTAATAAATTCAAGGAAAGTTTTACC